TACAAGATATACCGAGATAAACGAAACCATATGCTACTTCGGAGTCCTGACGCTGGATCCCAGTTCAGGATCGGTACGCTGGGCCCCGTCCCAGCTGCAACGAGACGAGAGCGTCATTTCTCATCCTTTACGACACTGTCCTTCCATGAGTATCCATTAGCGATGCAACGTGTACCAGGGGCACCGGTTAATGCATAAACTTTGCCGGGTTCTGGTTTGTCTTTCTTCACGCGATCGGCAGCGGACCAACCATCAGGCGGTGCGTTGTCTGCATTCAATTGTTTTATAAGATTGTTTAGTTTTTGTTTTCCCACGTTACCCCTCCTTTGTTAGTTTGGGTGGACCGGTCGTGCACTAGAATGCCCACCCGTGCCTAAGATAAGACCTGATGGGATATATGTCAAGAAGTTATTTTACTTTTTTTTCTAGATCTTCGATTTTATGTAACAGTTGTGCACTGTCCGCCCTAACTTCAAAATTCTCAAACGTGGCCTCCTGTTCAATGTTCCATACCAAGTGTTCCTTGACTTTGGTTACCAGCTGACGAAGTCCTGTCACTTCACGCTGGAGCTCCCCAACTTTACTGTCGTAAGAACGAGCTTTGTTCTGACTTTGAACGAGACCTATCGATTCATTAAACTCTGTCATTCTTTTTTATAAGACATCGTGGGATCGTTGTCAAACCATACTTCGTGTCTGGAGGGGACTGGCATCCCAGCCAGTGCTACGCCAGTGCCTCCTTAAATTTAAACGAGAAACGAGAAACGAGAACGAGAAACGAGAACGAGGATCTCGTCCCCAGCCCACGCAACTAACAAAAAGAGGTAAAAGAAACGTGGGCAGGGAACGAGAGCTACGCTGCCGTGCAGCCCCCCAGCAGGAGATCCTGGACCGTTGGCCATTGTACAGGGAACGAGAACGAGAAAACAGGAACGAGAGAACGAGGATCCGTAAACACGGACACCGGTCTGTACAGTTCTAAAGACCTCTTCGAGGGGGTCTCTTTGAGGATAAATACTCTACCACCTGACTTAATATATCTATTAATCCAAACTATTTGCCACTTGTTAAGTTTAGGATAATTAGCTTCATCTGATTTTAATTCTATCCAAAAAATTTTACCTTTTGCAACAGCATGTACATCCGGAATACCATTAATTGTGCTAGATTCTACGCGGGTTAAGAAACATTTAGGTAAACCTTTCTGTACCTTTTTCCATAGCCTAGATTCTTTCATAATAATTAACTTAATTTTTTTATTTCCTTAACTACTGATAATGGAATAATAGTTGTATTGCCAACATTTTCTATATCTATACCATTATCTGCAAATGAATAATCACCAAACAATCTTATAATACCTTTTGATTGACTAAACAAATGTCCTTTTGTAATGCACGTAGCTAGTTTTGCTTTTTTAATCTCTTCGAATGTGCTCCAGGAGCTGTTTGATACAATATCGTACCATTCAACAGAAACCATAGGATATTTGTCTATCTGGTTTTTTATTCTTTTTGGTATAGATATTTTTCTTTTAATCATCAATCTTAACCTCAATATTCCCAACAGATGTAAACATCGTAGGGTTATGTACCCTGTTAAATACTTTGATCCACTCAGACCACTTAACTTTTTTTAGATGATTTGTCTTCAGCTTTGATATCGATAGTTTTTGCATTGTGGCCATCGATTTTTTCTGAGAGTTCCTTAAGTTTGTTCTCAAGCTCTTCACGTGACATACCCTCCAATCCAGTTACTCTAACTTCTTTTCTATCAACAAAAGCACCGGCTAACTGGCCAGATCTATATTCTGCATTAATTGCTGCAGCATATTGTTCTTTCTTTTCTGCTTTATCAGATAATCTTTCAAATCTTTTGAATCGTCTTAAGTTGTCACTTTCATATTTTTTAACTTCTTGCTCAAATCGTTTATCGTAATATTTAGCTACATGTGGGTTTATTCTTCTGTTTAGTAACTGTGATGCTGTTGATCTTGCACTATTTAAATCCTTACAAGAATAACCGGCACGTTTAAGTGCTTCGGCTTGTGTAATTTGCCCATGATCTTGAACCATAATCTCAACAAACATTTTTTGTTTGGGAGTAAGGTCTTTATCAGTTCTTAACTCTTTTTTAACTAACCCGCCCATTTTTTTTATTCTTTGTTTTTAATACTTTACCAATGGCCTTAGCTTGTCCAGCATGTGCTTTTGAAGCTTTTTCTAATTTGCCTTTTATTTTTTTTAAGATTGCTTGTTTTTTATTCATAATTTTCTACTATATAGATTATTTCATCAAAAAGTAACTACCTAAAGTTGTTACGGTTGCGTTCCCGCAAGAGTGGTGTATCCAAGATACACCATAGATACACCATAGATACACCACTAAAATTGATTAAAAGTGTTGGTAATATTGATTAATAGTTGTTTAGATACACCAGATACACCATTATTACCCCTGGGGGTACTTTTTATTAATCGTTAGTCTAGATAATCTATATAGTGTATTTTGTCCGGTGGCCGGTGTTACTTAATATTTGCCCTCAAATACAAGATATGTTACAGTTTAGCTAGTTTATGTTTATTTCATTAAACTTGATCATTAGCTCCAGGAGGATTAATTTAGCTCTCCCTCCTGGAGTTTACCACTCCCTAACTCCTACATGACTAATTAAACCTAATCTTATCGATTAGTTTTTTAATATTTTTACGTTCTTCCTTACTACTCGCGTTTCTATACATCTTATACAATTCACGATAATCAATCCAAGTAGCCTGAATCTTAGAAAAAACTATCTTTCTTTCTTTGCAAAGTCTAATGTATTCACCTCGAATAAATTCAGGATCAATATCAGCGGACCAACAAATCTGTTGAAAATCTTTACCATTATCTAAAAACCACCTATGAGCATCATGTTTCCAATATGTTTCTCTTTTAAATACAGAATTAGACATGGCATCTTCTAAAGCCTGTATTAGGATAGCTTTAAACACCCTTTGTTCAGAAATTAAATTATCCTTTGTAAGTTCGTTTGCCAATTTAATGCCCAAAATTCTTAACAAGTTCGGAGAGTAACTCATAATACCTCTTACGTTCCCTGTTAGGATATCTCATAAAAAGTGCGTGTTCGTAATGTTCCCAAATATTTTCGATAAAATCAGTCCGGTCTGGGCCATCTAACTCTTTAACTAAAGCTAATGTGCTTAATATAATTAATTGATTATCGATAGACATTTGCATAACCACGATGTGGGAAAAGATATGGATGTATAACAATTAACACCGTGGTCATGCATTTTTTACAACAAGTTTGATACCCTTAACAGCAGCAGCTGCTTTTCTACCTTGTTGCCACCTTTTCTCAATTTTATCAAGAAAAGATAAACTAAAATTTCCTAAGCCATAATCGTTACCACAATACAACTGAAACATTAAACTAGTTAATTGATCATACGTTTTCTTGTTAGGAGATAATAAGACTAACTTGTCCAACGCTTCGTTTAATATTTCTTCACTGTTTTTTTTAACAGATCTTTCAATACCCACAAAAATATCCTTTTGTTAAAAGTTAATTTTGAGTTCGTTGTCAGTGATTAATAAAGTGTTTTGAAAGCCCCACTTTCTCATTTAGGCTTAGGAATACGTTGATTTGATTATTATAAAATATGTGACTTAATTGCAACAGTTAATTTTTTAAAAAAAGGGCCAGTTCTCCCGGCCCTTTTCCAACCCCAGATTCAAGGTTAACCATCCAACCTGCAGGTCTATTTACCACTTCCATTAAGTAACTTCTTACCCTGTGATAGTAAATTCTCTCTCATTAATTTATAGCTTTTGTTTTCTTTTTTAGCTATTTTTTTAATCTCATCATCAACTATTTTGGCAATCATAGACCCTGGTCTTCTAAAACCTTGTTGCCCCATTGCTCTAATAATACAATAAGTATTGATATCTACTGCGCATGACTTCCATTTATTGATGTTCATCTTTCCTCCTAATGTTCTTGATATTCTTTAGATGTAAAAAAATCAAGAAGTTTTATTTTATGTTTACTACGGCCACTATTGTAAATTTTTTCAATAATAGCGATGTAATCTTTGGTGCTAGTACCAGAAAGGAACCAAGCAGATTTAGTTTTACAGGCATCTCTAAAACGTCTGAGATCAAAATTTGGGCATCTATCAGCTATTATGTAAGCCATAACCATAGATCTTTTTAATCTACGTTTTGTATCATCCATACCTAAAAAATATTTTTTTAAGGTATTCAATGCAGATCCTATACGATCAATATTTTCTATCCCTCCTGCAGGTATTGAAAAATGACCTGTTTTAAAATCAGTGGATATTCTGTTCCATAAAGAAACTTGCTTTAATAAAAGCATTATCGCTTCAGCAACATTAATACCATACTGATTCATTTTATTTCTACATATTTGATAATCTCTTTTCTGCCTAGCGCAGTGATGATTTAAATATGCTTCCATGGACCAGTTCTTCCTACCCGTGTTGAGTCTTGCAACATCGAGTGGATCATCAGAATTAATAATGATGTATGGCACTTTCAAATCTAGTTCTTTTCTAGCTTGTAAAGTGTGTTGACCATCAATCACTTCCATATTTTTATTTACACGGATTGGATCATAAAGATCTTTTTCTGCAATTAATCTTTTTAATTGCTTTACGTGTGTGTCATCTACAGGTCTATTACCTCTAGCTTTTTTAAACTTTGAGTAATCTGTAGTCTCAAAGTATTTATTTTTTATTGAATTGTTCATATCTTTTCCTCCTTATTAATAAAAAATTACGTAAGTTAAAGCTCCTAAAATCATAAAAATTACTTTAGCTGGTAACAAAAATAATACTAAACAAATAATTGTTTTAATAATCAGATTTGTCATTTGCCTCCTGTAATTGATCATAAATTAATTTTTTAGCAATAACCTCGTTTATCGGATAAATGGGTATGTCATCAAATCGCAACGCACATTGTTGCAATTTTCTTGATGCACTTTGAAATTCATCATCTGAAAATTCAAGTGGCATGTGTCCGTTAGCCGATACAGTTGGAACTTGCATTAAGATATTGTCTACACGTGTAGCCCAATCTCTAAACACCGGTGAGTCAGATCTAGTTTTTAATTTTGGGTTCATCGTATTTCCATAAATTAAATTTATCTATTACTGCACTTAAACCAGAGTGAAATTTTATTTTACCACTCATGGTATCCTTAGTTTTTACAGTTTGGTAAACTTCACCGTTTACAGTTAACTGTAATTCTTTTGTTGACTCATTAAATTCAACTGAAAAGATATGAGTCACGGCTACACTTTTTGGTTTTACTTCCCATTCAGGCTTTAAAACCAAGGCTTCGCCAAGCTTTTCAGCAGCTGTCATAGATCTAAGAAAATCATTAGTTTCCTTATGCCTATCTGTCTCAGCTATCTCTTTTTCTGTTTTCATGATAACCTCTTTGTTAGTATTTTTAAAAAACATATATCCTATATAAACATTTTGATGGGATATGCAAGTAAATAAAAAGATAGGATAATATAGGATAATTATGAAATTTGGGCTTATACTTTACCTTTGTAGTTTAGCAACAGGAAACTGTCCTGAAGTAAAAGTTACTGGTTATACTTTTAAATCACACTATGATTGTGCTATTGCAGGATATTTAGTATCTGCTGATCATTACAAAAACCTAGTTGATGACGAATATTATGGCTTAGATCGCCTTAATAATGACAAAATTGCTATAAAATTTGAGTGTAGAGAACTACCTACAGCATAGTGTTGCATTTATATCACATTTTAGTATATAATATTACATGAAGCTATATCGCGTCCAAGCAAAATATAATAATATATATGTTGATGAGATGCTTGAGGCCAAGAACGATAAAGCCGCTCTTGAGTGTTTTGTAAAGAAGGTTGACTCAGGAGTTGTAACTGAAAAAAATGCTGGTGGTTTTTTAACTCCAGATAAACTTTTCATAACCTTCGAGGAGGTTGACCGAGATGCAACTACAAACGTTAATATCGGAGAAACTTCGATTGGAGTCCAAGTGGGCGACACAGGCGTTAACTCAAGGTAGAGTTACACCTGATATGAAGTGGATCGATATCAAGATCAAAAATCTTAAAACAAAGATTAATGATCAAAGTGTTGAAGACGCAAAGATAGGTCTTTTTGATATAGCTAGTTAGTCTAGCTAAAAAATTAATTTTTTTCCTAAGGATACTGCGCTCTAAATTAAACCTTTATGTCTTAAGGTATGTGGAGTCAAACAACAATTAGGACAAGGCACTTTTGTTTTTGACCCAGTGTATATTGTTACCTGTTTAGTTTGATTACATTTTTTACAAATGTTATTCTTTGGCTTCTCCCCACGATCTTCCAAGGGCAATGTCAACTTTGGATGGTACTTTAAGTGTGTCGACTGCATTTTCCATTATCTCCTTTATTTTATTTATACTGTTTTCATTATCTACAGAAAAACATAATTCATCATGAATTTGTAATAATGGCATGTATCCAGCTTTATAACAATCTATCATGGCTTGTTTTGTTTGATCAGCTGCAGAGCCCTGTATTAGTCGGTTCAAAGCTTTGTAAGTAAAAGCTCTACGTATATTATTTCCATAGTGTGCTTTGGCTTCTTCATAATTCATTGCCTTGTTCATACCAAATGAGTTTGGTTCCCACATATCAAATCTACATTTTCGTCCTTTTATAGTTCTTATAAAACCATATTTAGATGCAGAGTTTGAAACATCTGTGGCTAATTTTTTTACAAAGGGAACTCTTTCACCATATTTTCTTAATAAATTTTCTGCAGCATCTTTTGATATACCTAACTCTTTACCTAGTTTCGCTTTACCCATACCATAAAATAAACCAAGATTAATTGTTTTGGCCTGGTTTCTAGTAATAGATGCCATGTCAGCAACGATTTGATGAAAATCAGCCGACTCGTTTTTATAAGCTTCGATAAATTCTGCAGCTCCATCAAAATTATTATTAACTGAAGCAGCATAATGTGCAACCAATCTTGGTTCTTGTTGAGAATAATCAAAGCTTCCCCATTGACGGCCTTCTTCTGGTAAAAATAAACTTCTTATCTTATCGCCATACTCTTTATTACGTGCTGGTATTTGTTGCAAATTAGGATTTGAATAAGAAAGTCTACCAGATACTGTTCCACCTTGATCACTTCTTAGTTGATTTATTTCCGAATGTATTCTACCTTTATGAACAAAACGTTGAATGGAGTCAATGAATGTTGAATGGAATTTATTTATTTCTCTTGCTTGTCTTATTAGTTGCGCTATCGGGTTATTACAATTTACTAACCAGTTTTGGGTAAAACTAGGCTCTCCGGTTTTCGGTGTCCGTGGGTATTCAACACCTATTCTATCAAACACTTGCGCTACAGATCTCGCTGCCCAAATGTCAGGTTTGATAGTAGTTTCGCTTTTAATTTTTTTTAAAACTTCATACTCTTTTTGTTTAAATTCTTTTTTAAGCTTTACCGCTTTATCTTCATCTACTCTTATGCCCTTCATTCTTGTATCTATTAATATAGGCAGTAAGTCCATTTCTAAATCCCAAACGTCATTTAAACTTTGTTTGTTAATTTCTGATTTAAATCTCTCCCATAATCGTAATGTTAGACCTGCGTCTTGCTCAGCATAAAACCCTACATAACCAGCAGGAAGTTTCCAAAGATCAGCTTTTGGATCTATACCCCACTCTTTTGCCTTTTCTAATAAAAAGGTTTCGTTTTTAATCTCACCTAAATAATCTTTAGCACAAGCATTTAAACTAAAGCTATATCTATTTTCATTAATAATAGCTGCAGCAATCATAGTATCTACAATTTTACCTCTAATCTCAAAACCGTTTACCAATAACCACCCCACATCGTAACTAGCATTATGAAAAACTTTAGTGGCGGGTAATCTTAAAATATGTTGCATCCACGCGCAGGTCACACCTTCATCCATGTTACCTCCAGCATCGTGATGTATTGGAAAATACCATTGTTGCCCTAAAGCAGCTACAGCGAAACCTACAATGTGGCCATCAAATGTTGCCCAACCAGACCCTTTTGTTTTTAAATTAGTGTCTTTAGTTTCAATATCTATCGCTATTTCAGTGGCTTGAGATAAATCTGGATACTCAGAGGGGCATATCCAATCAGAGTCATTATAAATAAAATTAAGTTGATGAGTCATTTTTTTAAACCTTCATTTCCAAAAGAAACATTTCCTGAAATAGTAATTCTATAATCATCGCTTGAATAAAATGGATATACACAATGGTTTAGATCTGCTTTAAATAAAAAACCAGTTTTTTCAAAAGTTTTATCAACAGGAATTACTAATTCTTCTATGCAACCTTTTATATTACTGTTTAAACAAAAAAAACCTAAATGTCCTGCTTTGTTTTGTTTAGCATTAATTCCTGGAGAGTCTTTAAATTCTTCTTCCATTAAGAATGGAATTTTCATAAATAATATAAAACTACATAAACCATCATGAGTGTGCATTGGATTAAACTCATATTTTTTTTGATAATTAACCCATAAAGAATCTAATACTAATTTTTGTGAGTAAGGAAATAAAATTTTTTGTTCTTTTACGTGATTAATTAACAATGAATTTTCTATTGCAGAAATAATAAAAGGTTGAAGTTTATTTATGTAATCCCCAATATAATATTCTTCTCTGATATTACCTGCTAAATTTTTCACATATGATTTTGTTTTGTTTTTTATAACTTCCAATAGATCGAAATAAATATTGTCAGGAATTTTAAATTTTACAATCATTTTTGGTTAAAATTTGCAAGTTGTCTGACGATAGTAGCTGTTGGATTAAAATCATAGTCCTTAACACAACTGGTTAATATTATTAAAATACTAATTATCAATATTATTTTTTTCATTATTCCAAAAAACTAATAAAAGCACAACTAAACCATAAACACAAACTAAAAAACTTATAACACCTAACCATTCAATCATTTTAAGTCTTTAATAAAATAATAAACGATTAGAGCACCAATTAATAAACAAAGCATACTATAACCAAACATGCCTATACCAAATATAGTTGTCATTTTTTCTTTTTATCTTTTAATTTTTTTATTTCTAAATCACAATAGTGTTTTATTTTTTCTAAGTCTTCGATACCATTTTTAAATTTGTACCTACAAACGTATTTTATAACGTTCCCTTGGAAAAAGGTTAGCTCATTTTTTGATATAAATTCAAAAGGTTGAATTGTAAAAAATTTGTAATGAGATCCACCAATTTGTTTATCTTGTGGAAACGCATCTTCAAACATGTCTTTGTTAGTCATTTTTTAACTCTATAACAACTTTTTTATTTTCTTCAGCCTGAGCAATTTTATTAATTAATTTATCTGCTTCCTCTATGTGTTGTGGATGTTCACCTATGGCTACAGGTTTTTCTAAATAAATTTTTAAAGTTGCATATGCCTCTGATATTTGTGCATTGTATTTATCTTCTAATGCTTGAAGTATTATTGATTTAAACATAATTTGCCTCGTATAATTTAAAATATTTTCCTAACGGAAAATTATATTGATGATTTGTTCCTAATAAATGTAAGGTTTGTTTGGATCTAGTGGCACCAGTATACCAAACTCTAAGTTCTTTAACTTTTTCCGTTGAATTTTTTTTGTCAAAGTGTGATGGAAAATTACATTTACTAGCTAAAACCACGTTATCAGCTTCACCACCTTTTACTTGATGAATAGTATCTATAATAATTTTAGGAGGTTGATTCAAATCAACACCTTCATTTATTAATTTTCTAAAATATTTTTTATCTTTATCTTTAAATTTTCTTTTAAACACTTGATTCCATGGTCCTTTACTATCTCTCATACCACATCTGAGATGTAATTCATCAAAATTAAATACCTGATTTGCATGAGCAAATGACCATTTTTTACTATCTGCTGACCTAAATCCGTGGTCTATATTTAATAAAAATTCATACATTATAGTGGCCTCTTCTCTTGTTATTGAACCCCCTTGACATATTTTTTCCCAAAACTGTATTGCTGCAAACTGATTTGGATCAAATGATTTATTATTTTTTTGATCTTGATAGTATAGTCCTAAATTTTTAGCCTCCTGCTGCAGCTCTCTTTTAACATCGTTGATTCTTGCTAAAACCATCCAGCTGCCATTTAAATCCCAAGGTATTTTTTTAAGACCGTTCCATCTTTGTATGGAACCCTCTTTACCGTTAGAATAAAATTCTTTTTTAATTCTTGAAGAGCCCATGGAATGTAAAATACAATTAGAAAAATAATGTATATTTTTATTTAATCTAACACTTTTTTTTAAAACTAAAGATTTACCTGGAAATGTTTGAAATAAATTTACATCTGCGCCATTCCACTCATAAATAGCCTGGTCATCATCTCCTGCTATGTAAACTCTATCAACAGCTTTAGATATTTTTACAACCATATCCCACTGTAAAGGGGTAAGGTCTTGGGCTTCATCCACCATCAACACTTTGAAAGGTATTACTAACCCATCAGTAATGTATCTTTGAACCATATCAGTAAAATCTAACCTATCCGGTGTCCGTTGTCCGTCCTCAAGTTCCATAGTTTTAAACTCCTCGTAACCGTTAATAATAGATTTAAATTGTTGTAATCGAACAGATTTTCTAGCTTGTTGTTTATAAAGCCAAACAGGATCTACTTTCATGTTTCTCGCTCTATCATAAATTTGTAAGGACCAATTGTTATAAACTTTTTGATCATCATGGCCTTCTTTATAGTTTACTTTTACTGTTCCATATTGAGTATGAAAAATTAACATATCTGCTTTGGGATCTAACACGGGTATCTCTGCAAACTGTTGCCTAGCTAAAGAATGTAGTGTTCTAAAATATTTAAAGTCATCTTCATCATACTCTTTAAATCTCTTTCTAACTCTAGATACACATTCATTAACTGCTTTATTAGTAAATGAAACATAACAGATTTCATCTGGTGAATAACCTTTTTTTAAATAACGTTGCACTCTTTTTAATAAATTTTCAGTTTTTCCTGTACCAGGTGGACCAAATATTTTAATTGTCTTCCCACGCAGCTTTAGGTTTAGTAAATTTGACATCTTTATTTTTATGCTCCATTTGTTTTGGTAACGGCACAATCCAGTGTCTGGTTTGTATACCTTTAAATTTTGCTTTGGGTTTCGCACCTCCCTGTTCTAAAAACCTTGTGCATTCTTTTTCGTTCCAATTGTAACCCATTTTTTTCATAAAAGATCTAAATGTTTCTAATTTAAATCTCATTTCATCCTCATCTTTCCATATGTTACCTGAATCTATTTGATCAAATTCTGTTGTATCTTCAACATCCTCTAAAAATCTTGACATTCTTGAGTTAAATACATCACTGCCTTCCTCTGTTGCATCAAAACCTTCCATGTCTTGTTTGTTACCCATCAGTTCATCTAGCCAATCTCTATAAGGGTCTGGATCTCTTTTAGAAGGTTTTAGTGGTCGCCAGACAATATCATAATTTAACAATTGTTCTCCAAGTAATTGTTGTTGATATAATTGTTTCGTTGAAAGTCTAATTGATTTACCTTGGATGGGTAAAATCCAATAAGGTTCTGGATAAGAGTTTACTTTTATTAGTTTACCAACTTCAGGCAAAGCTTCATTTGCTCCTATACCTAGTTTTCTTTTAACGCATTCACTAGACACACAATGCATTCTAGCAATTGAGGTTTTACATTTGTAAGCATACTCTTTGTTTTCTACACCTTTAAATATATTTTCTAATTCTTTAGGATGTAATCTCTCCTCACAAACTTTTATCATCATATCTCGTGTCCAATCTTGATACATTATTGGATCTGGGTTAATCTTTTTTGCTAACACAGCAACATTAAACATTGCATCATTTCTACCCTCACCTTTTTTAACTTTATTTTTCATAAAATTAACAACACAAGGTGGATAATCTTTTGTTTCATCATCCTGAAATATTTTTAATTTTTTAAAATCAGATGGTTTTAATCTAAATTTGTTAACAAACTTATATAAATCCTTTAAATTAATAGACCTGCAATCATCATCCATTGCAACTCTAGTTGTCATTTCTGCTTTTTGATAAGGTAAATTTACAAAATTACCTTTTCTTTTTTCATCCCAGTCTTCAGGAGTTAAATCAACTTCATCTTGTGCAGGAAAAATATCTGTTGTAGTATCATTTATTCCAAGATCTGATGCTAGTTCAATTAATTTTTTTCGCATTGCAGATGCAGCAACTACACCTTCAACAAATAAAATTAAATGGAGTCCGTTGGATTTTGATCTGAATGGTACGAGTGGGTAGTTTCTTTTCCGTATAACCGATATAACTTCTTGATGCTGTATATTATAACGATCAACATCGATGACACCCCAACTGCATGTATTATCATCTCTAATGGGAACTGATCCATAGTAAGCTTCTCCTTGTAAATGTTGCACCCAATGTTCTTTTGTCATTGGAGAAGGTTCAACCCAATGTTTGAATTCTGCTTTACCTTTCGAGTTCTTTTTGCCCGTGGGTTTAGAAACACCAAAATATGTAGATGAGCCCTGGAAGAGTTCTATAAACTCATCCAGGGTTTTGTCAAGCAAATCCATTTTAGAATGGTGATTTTTCTACTTGTTCCTCTTTACCGTGGTTAACTTTGACAGCACCTTTTTTGCAAGTTTCATAAAACTCAAAAGCTGCTTTAATTGTATCTTCGCTCTCCACTTGTCCTATATGCTCAATCTCCCAACCAAACCATGAACCTAAATTATTTTTTTCTAGCACAGTTTTGAGAGTATACATTTGAGTAAAAGGGGCAGGTTTAAAAAAACCTTTGCCATCTTTTCTTTTCTGCCTTAAAGACATCATCATTGAATTCCACTTTTTAGATTTTTTTCTTTGAGTAGATTTCATTGTTATTAAAGCTGTTGAAGATTTCTCCTCATCAACCACCATAACGTAATGTGAAGCCGTTTCCTCAATGTAATTACCATTTTCTAAACGATCTTTTCCATCATCACCTCTTGTTGTTTTACTCATGATATCCGAATCAGCTGTGTAAACATTGATCGGAGCAGAACTTCCTTCCTGGCCTCTATCTCTCCATTCAATGTATTCTAATTTATAATAGCAAGGTATAACTGTTATGCCTTTTTGACCGTCATAAAGTTCATCTGTGACTGTATTATAAATCATCCCTGCTCTAGCATTAGCCATAAATTGACTATCACCTTGTGTGACCTGTGGTGATAACTGACCAAGAACTTTAAGAAATGGTAATGCCAGACTTTTAGAGTCAACATTATCAAATCCTGCGTCTGCAAATTGCTCAATGTTAGCTACTGGCAAACTTGATTGTGCTTTCTTCGTTACTTCTTTCGATTGTTCGTTTTTTTTCGTTTCCATATGTTTCCTATTATTTGTTTGTTATTTTTGTTTTATTTGCGATGTATACTCCGAACAAATCAAAAGGTAATTCCTTACCATTTTCTACTTGTTCTCTAACAAAAGCTTTTAAAGTCATTGGCTCTACCTTTTCTTTTTTATTGTAGTTAAAACCATGTTCTTCACAAACTTTTATTAATTCAGAGACTTGATTATCTTGCCCTCGGTTAAAAGATGCTGTGACCGTATTTTTTATTAGGTCTTCAAATCCTTTTGTTCTTAGCCAACCAAAGGCTTCGTCAACGCGTGATTCAGGAATTTTTGCTGCATAAAAGGGTTTAACCTCGACAGTTGAACCATCTTTTAATTTTAACAACGATACACCGGCTTCCTGCATCATCTCTGGAATTATTCTTTCTTCAAGATCCTTAGATTGATTTTTTAATTTTTTTAATCTTTCTTCTACGTGTTCAATCTGAGTTTGAAGATCTTTGAGTTGATTACATTTTTCAGAAATAGATTTTACACTTTCCTGATTAATGTCTATTGCTGACATTTGCTCAATATCCATATTAATCCTCCTGTTGGTCTATTAAATTATTCAATTGACCTTTGCAAGAAAAAAAAATAAATTGTTTTTGGATGTGGAAATACCCGTATAAAACTAAACCCTATGAACATCAAAGAAATGCTTTGAACGAATCAGCAAATAAAAATAAATGGGCTTACTTCATGGAAATGGGTACTGGTAAAACAAAAGTTACAATTGATAATATTGGTTTTTTATATTTAAAAAAACAAATACAAAGTGTTTTAGTCATTGCACCAAAATCTGTTTACACAGTTTGGCAAAATGAAATTGAGATTCATTTACCTGATGAAATAAAATATAGAATCTATAAATGGAATATAGACAAACCTAAAGATTATGACAAGTTAAATAAATATGAGCACCTTAGAATCTTTCTAATGAACGTTGAAGCTTTATCAACAAAAAGAGGTTTTAATGGTGCTTGTGATTATTTATTGAAAAATAAACTTAACTTTGTAGTATTGGATGAATCCACAACCATAAAAAATAAATCAGCGAAACGTACAAAGAACATTTTAAAACTAAGAGGATTATCGCGGGTAAGGCGTATACTAACAGGATCCCCAATAACAAAATCTCCATTAGACGTATATACACAATGTCAATTTTTAGATCAAGATTTATTAGGTTTTTCTAGTTATCTTGCTTTTAGAAATAGATATGCTGAAATGACTGATATACCAGTTGGATCTGGCAGATATATATCAGTGCCAAAATATTACAAAAGATTACAAGAATTAGAACAAAAATTAAAATTTTTTTCAACAAGAATTAGAAAAGATCAATGTTTAGATTTAAAACCTAAAGTCCGTCAAAAGCGATATATAGAACTAGAAGGAGAAGCGAAAAAAATTTATGAAAAATTAAGAACTACTGCATTAGCTATAGTTGAAGATAGCACTATTTCTTTTTCAAATAAATTAACTGAAATAATTAAATTGCATCAAGTTTGTAATGGTTTTACAAAAGATGATGATGGTTTAGTTTTGGGATTGCATGAACAAAAATTAAATGTTTTAAATGAAATACTTGATGAAACTGACGGCAAAGTAATAATTTTTGCTAATTATATTTACAATATCGAACAAATTGTTGCATTTTTGCAACACAAATATGGTAAAAATACAACAGTTAGTATTTACGGTGCTGTTAACGTCAAGGATAGGCAAGAAGCCGTAAAAAAAATTCAAGAAGATCCTGAAACAAAATTTATCGTAATAAATCCTACAACTGGTGGTTTTGGTTTAACCTTAACAGCAGTAAACACTGTTATTTATTTTTCTAATAATTATAATTTAGAAGTGCGAATGCAGTCAGAAGATAGGGCTCATAGAATGGGCCAAAAAGGAACTGTTGTTTATATTGATATTGTAGCCAAAAACACATTAGATGAGGCTATCATGAAGTCACTTATTAACAAAGGTAAGGTAGCTGCTAAAACCCTTGGAGAAGAAGATCTTAAATCATGGTTGTTGTAAGTTATTATAACTTTCTAACCTATTAAGGAATTTATCTGCATATTCCTTCAAATCAGGCTCTGAGAGCTTAAATTCTTGATATTGGAGGTCACGGCTACACATTGCTATTATACCCTGCTCTATGGGCCCGTAATTAGCCGTATGGGCTAAATAATAGGCACCTAGCTGAAGTTTATAGTCCTCAACCCATTCCTCCCTTTTTGGCTTATTTGTTTGTTTCCAGTCTATTATACTAGGTTTACCGTAGGCAATTGCAGTTAAATCACAAGTCCCTGCAAATTTGTTTTGATATTCAAGACTTATTTCATTACCCCATACCTCATCTATTTTAATATTATCCAATATTGTTTTAGCCATCATTCTTGGTTTTGTGCCTTCTTCCATAGCATTGAAATACCCTTGTCCATTTAAAGTATATTCTAAAACCTGGTGCATTTCAGTTCCTATAGTAGATGCTTGTTTCATAATTTTATCAGCTTCAGCATCTCCTATTTTTCTGCGCCAATTATCTAAAAATCTTTTATCTTTTGTTGCTGACAAAATAGTTGTTACACTTGGAACTTTAATATTATCTACTAAATATTTCCTGCCGTTTGTGTCTGAAAATCTATTGTAATGTTTATAAGGATACTTCTTAATTAATTTCATTGTGTAATTAATACAATTATGATCGATGCCATACCTGTAATTAATACACCTGCAGATGTCAACATTATTTTTTCTATTCTGCTAACAGCTTTTTCTAAGTTGTTTATCTTATCATGCGTTTGTTTTTGCATTATTCTGCACAATTTTTCATGTGCTTCAATTTTATTTAAAGCTTCTTTAGACATTAGGAGTTTCCCTTCGTCTCGCTGCCGCTATTGTAGTTGCATCATCAGGAAATAAGTCTGATATTTGTTGTGAGGTTACCTGTCCTGTATTTGCTGCTGTTGAAGGTATAGGACTTTGAAATTGTAAGTCACCAACTATATTTGTATCAGCTTCTGCTGCATCTCTTTCAATTTCTTCTGCCTCAACAATTTTATTATTTTCAATAGATCTATTAATCATTCCCACAAGATTATTGTCTTCTTGAATATCACCAGATGATTTACTAAAATCATTTGCAAACATAACTTCTTCAACAGTTGGTGGAAGATTATCTTTAAATATTGGTTCAGGTATGCTCATTGGTAGTTCACTTAATTGTTCAATTATTTCTGCTTCATTTATAGTTTTAGGATCAACTTTTGGTATATCTTTATCCTCTTCAGCTAAATAATTTATTAATCTCGCTAAAGCGTCTCTTTTTCTAGTCAATCCTAGTTTAAGTGCAGACTCAGATACTGCTTTTGTTTTTCCTAGAATGCCGTTAGTTTTCATAGCATCAATAATTGTATTTATGCTTCTACCTGAATAATAATCTCTACCAGGTAAAAAAGTAGCTTTAGGTGTACCCGTGCCTAGTTTTTCACCCCGTAATAATTTAATTGTTTCCTCTGGCAGTAAGGCATCATTCATCGCTCTTAAAGCAACAGGGTCAGATAAAATTTGACCAGCCCTTCTTGTTAATAATAAAAATGCAGCCGCGCCTACTAAACCTGCACCACCAAACATTAAACCCATACCTCCTAATATACTACCTCCTAAAGTGAGTCTTCTAGCTAAAAACTGTGAAGGGTCAGCAATTTTAGTGTCTCCTATTGCTTTCATATAAGATGCAAAATTATAAAACTCCTCAGCACCTTTATTACCAAGCATATATTGTAGTTTTCTTCGACCTCCTTCGTCAAAAGAATTTCTAATACCAAAAGATTTCATAAACTCATCTGCACTAAAATCTGCAAATTCATCACCACCAAATTTTAATTCTGTAGTGTTAAATATACCGTTATTTTTTTTAACTGACTCAATACTAAAATCTGGTAAGTTTCTTTTTTGGTCTCTTGTTAATACCTTAAGTGTATCTGTTAAATATGTAGCTCCAGCTTGTACAGACGTATCTTCGTCTACAAAGTTTAAGACTGATCTTGCACCTGCATCTGATGGACTGCTAAATGCTCTTAAAAATTTATTAAAAGAATATTTAGCTGTTACAGCTTTAAATAAATCTTTACCACCTTGTGTGGCTTTTACACCTATCTCTGAAGAACCCTCTGCTCCTATCAATTTTTTAAACTGTACGAGTGCATCAACAGAATCATTTTCAAATACCTCTCTACCTATCTCTTGAAATAATTGATCTCTATACTTTGAACCTGCTCCCTGAAAACCCTCCAGACTTTTAGCAGTGAATGAATTTCTATCAAATTGTCTTAACCTTTTTACTACTGGCGATAGTTGATAAAAACCTTGTACATCTGCAAATATTTTATTTGCTAACATTAATTGTTTTTTTAAATCTGCAGCAGCTTTCATATTTTGTTGTATAAATTGATCAGCTAAACCCTTGCCGCTAGTTTCAGTAATTGTATCGTAAGTTGCCTTTATACCTTCATCTTGTAAAAATTTACTTGGGTTTGCAATATCTTCACCAAATTTTGCAAAATCAGTTTCCATAGCTTCTCTCATAATAAACATATTATTTTTTAAAGTTTGATATCTACTACCTTCAATAGCATTATTTAACATTGTCATAACACCTTTAAATTGCTTAGGAGTAATTAAACCATCTTCAATCGCAACCATTGCTTTCATAAATAAATTTATAGGATCACCTTGCATTGTTAATAATTTTTCAATGTCAAATGCTTTTAAATCACCAACATCTTCAATATATCTTGCAAACTCAGGAAACTGTTCTGCGTTTTCTTGCAAAAATTCTCTTGCTGCATTTTGTGTTTTTTCTAATTTAATTATTCTTGGATTACCAGAAACTGCGGCTAAATTATCAAATGTTTTGTAAGCACTGTTATAGAGGTCAACATTTTCTACAAATATTTTTTCTGCTTGTTTTCGAATAGAGGCATTAATCGCACTAACTTTTAACAAGGGTGCGTAAGCTTGTATATCAGCAAGATATCTTTTACCACCTGCAATTTCTGCTTCTGATTTTGCTACTTTCCCTATTGGAGCAACTAGAGGGACAACTCCTAAAAATCTAAAAAAATTTCTTCCCAACCCTGAAAATGTTCCTTGACCTTCTTTTAAAGCTGATAGCATTGGTAAAGGTAAACCTTTGTCCCTAGCAAACGTTGCTAATTCTTTTTGTTTAGGACCCACTGTTCCAAAAGCATTTTTAAGAAGTCTACCAAAAGGACCAAATACAAAGGGTGTAAGTATTGAGGCACCTGCGTTAAACATTAAAGCGTTTTTCATAGCCACTGCCGTATTAGTTAATTGATCCCTTTCAACCTCTCCTTCTGGTATTTCTGATAAATCATCTGCTAATGCAGAGGCGATTTCAACACCTGCTTGTTCATTTAAAACATCGTAAGTTAATGCTCCAACACCAGCACCAATTGTACCACCAAGAATAGATTGTACTTCTGTTTGTAATAAAGGTCCTCTATAAGCTCTTGATAATGGATCAATTAATTTTCCAATGCCTCTAATTGCACCTCCAAATAATTTAAACCTACCTGGTAATCCATCAGCTATCTTTACTGCTTGTTGCGCTAAAAATCCTGGACCCTTACCAAGTAATTTTCCATCTTTGGCAGCTCGAAAAATTTTATTTCTATTATAAGCATAAGGAAATATTGAACCACTTACATCACCCACAAGTTCATAAGTTGGTTGGCCTACACCTGTTGTTCTTAATGGATCTTGTAAAAACTCTTTTTTTCTTGCTGCTTTTCTTCTTGCAGCACCACGTAATTCAGATAATTGATCAGTGGTTGGACCTTTTAATTTTTTCTGTCTAATTAATTCATCAATAATAATTTTTTGATCTTCAGATAATTTATCTGTATTTAAAGTTTTGTTATCTAAAGCTTCTTGTAATTTTTCTAATGTGCTCATTAATTTATCCTAAATAATTCGGGTGGAAATAAGTTTTGTAAACGCTCCTCATCTTTTAGTAATTCTTGAACTCGTTCCTCAAAGTCTTTAAGTTCTTTTCGTTTTTTTCCGCCCAGTAAATCACCTGTAAAGGTGTTAAGTGTCTCTGATGCAGTGCCTAACCCATAAGCTCGTCTTTCATTTAACAAGTATTGTGTAGAACCACCAGCTCTTTCATATAATCTTTCTTGTTGTTTAATATCATCAAGAATAGTCTCTGCCGTAGCTGTTAATGAAGCTATGACATTTATTTCACCTCTAAACGCTGGAAAAACTTTTACAAGACCCTTAGCCATATCAATATCTTTTTGTGTTAATCTATCTTTTGATTTTAATGAGTTTGCAAGTTTGTAAACAAGCACTGTTTCATTAATTGCTAATCTCTCATAGTCAAGTTTTTTACCGCCCTTTAATCTTTTTCTAGCATTATTTAATGAGTTGTTATAAATTTTATCAAAGCTTCCAAATTGTGCATCTAAATATTTTAATGCTTCCTCTTTTGTTTCAAATTCACCACCTTTGACTAATCTATTAGCGGCAGAATTTCTTTCTATATCAAACATTGTTTTTCCAGATGTTTTTAATTCTGCTTTTGTATCTCCAGAAGGTTTAACAAATTTCAATACATCCCCTAACGCTTCCGCCAATCGGCCTCCATATAAACCAATAGCACCAGTTACACCCGCACTAGCCCTATCTTCTGTGATAATAGCTAAAGATCTGTTAATTAGATTTACAGCAGCATACTTTCCTGCAATGTCACCAGCTATTTCCAAAGTTTCTTTGTTTTGATCTTTATTTGCAATAAAGTTAAAAGAAGGATCAACTGTAACATAAATATTCATTCCTCTTGAGTCTACTTCTCCTGTGGCTCTTTGTTTGGTGCCATCTTTTAAAATTCTTCCAGGCACGTTAACAATTCTACCTACCTCATTTTGAATTTGTATTACTCCAGTTTCTGCTGTATCAGGCATCTCGAATGCATCGTTTTGAGCTTTTAAAAAATCAGATTGAAATTCTAATGCTCTACCTAATAGGTTTTGATCTAATTCGTTTTCTTTCATTTTTACCATAACCATATTGTTGACAGCAGGTCCTAAGGCTTTACCAAACACATCTAAGGCTCCTGATAAACCACGTCTGTTAGTAGTGCCGGTAAGTAAACCAGATGCTAAATTAGATAAAAATATAAGCTGAGTTTGTGATGCTCTACCTTTTCTCATTTCTGCAGCCATAGCCTTTGCCTCTTTTATCGCTGCCATGTAGGGAGACTCAACCACTAATGCATCTTTATTTGCTTGATCTTGAGCATTGTCTGCTTCTCCTTTTTTAATTTCTTTTTTTGCAAAACCAAATCTATCTTTTTCTTGTTTTTTTTCTTCACCGATTGGTGGAGCTTGTAAATCTCCCTCATCAAATTGTTGTTGATTATTGATAGCATTTTCTGAAATTTTTGCTGTATCAACTAATTCATTATCACCTATCTTAGTTGTATTTTGAGGCTGTGTAGCAACATCAACTTCATCCTTTGGTTGCATTCTAGCCTCAACTTGTTTCCTTCTTAATCTAGATCTATTTTCAGGTAACAGATTTTCTTTACCAGCATCTATTAATTTTTGTCTATTTGCACTAATTTGTTCTTGTACTATTTTAGCTCTTTCTGGATCTCTTTTTCTTCCCACTCTTTTTGTACTGTCTATTGGTTGAAATAAACCTAAAGGATCTCCAAGATTAAAAACAGCTTTACTTGTAGTTCCTAATTTTTTACCACTAACATAATCCTGTGCGCCCATTAATAAGTCTGCAGCACCTAACGTTAATCCAGCAGCTCTGCCTATTGGAGTAAGCCCACCTATAGTAGCTAAACCAAAGTCCACTACACTTTTTGCTGTGCCTTCTGGCATACCGAGTTTGCTAGTTACTGCACCTATTGGTTTAATTAGTCCCTCTATACCTAAAAGTCTTGCTGTGCCTATTCCAGGTGTTTTTCCTAAAGGTTGAGTTGTAAAAAATTGTCCAGGTTGTGTAGCAAAACCTCTTATATCTCCCATAGTTCTTTGTAAAAAAGGTCTTATATTTCTACCAAAAAAACCTTGAGTATTAATAGCAGGTGGTCGAAATCGAGTGTTTCTAATATCTTGTGTTGGTGCACCAACCATTCTGCCTGATTGTGCATGTATTGGTTTAATGTACCCTTTTTTTAATGCTACCTTTCGAAACATAGGTCTGTTTAAAACTTTATTTACGGACATGTTTCCTCCTAACTTTTAGCACCTTGGAATGCAGCAAAAGCTCCTATACCTGTTCCAACTGCTTGAGCTAAAGGGCTTGTTGAAGGAGCGGTTCCCATAGTAATTCCCGATTGTGTTTTTGGTCCTTGAGCATATAAGTTTGCTAAAAACTCTGCTCTTTGGAAAGGTTCAAACTGTTGTTGTAAAGTTGAAGCTCTTTGTGCATCTAAAGCTTGTTGTGCTAATTGTCTTTGTATACCACCTGCGCCAAACAACTGATTAATATCAGCTTGTGCCATTTGTTGTTGTCCAGCTCCTACGTTTGCGAGTTGTTGACCTCCAGCTAATTGTGTTCTTTGTTGATTTTGTGCTGCTTGTAAAGCTTGTGTGAAACCCATTTGATTAGATCTGCCTATGGCTTCTAAAGTTCTTTTTTGTAATTCTGCTTGTTGAACACCTTCTCTTCCACCACCAAAAGCTCCTGATCTGATAGCTTGTGCTGCAATTTGATCTTGCATACCTTGTGATTGTCTTAAAATTTCTTGATTAACTGCATCTTGAAACGGATTAAAAAATTGACTTATTTGTGCTGCTCCAATAGGTGCAACACCTGCTTGTAATGCAGCTATACCTTTGTTTACTGTATCTGCGCCTACACCAGTTGCTGCCGCTTGTGCTAACCCTTGTTGCTCTAGTGCTGTTAAAGGAGCAACTTGCACATCAGGTAAATCTATTGGACGCTGGGCAACTTGCCTAGCAATATCCATCAACTCAATTTTTCTTTCTTCTATGCCTGGTGCCTCTCTAACAAATTGTGTTTGAGTAGCGGGTGTTGCAGGTTGTTTTGAACCACCAAATCCTAAAAAACTCATATTATATCCATTTCTCTAGTTGCACATGTTTTTTTTGCCATCCCCATTTTTTTGAAACTTTTTCCCAACCAGGTCTAGCCATTATACTCATTCTTTTGCACTCATTATGTTTTGCAAAATTTGTTATCTCACTTACTAAATTGTCTTCCCATAATTCTCTTCTCTTACCAGTGCAAATTAATATTTCATATTGATTAAAGTTTGGCAGCATTGCTATCCTTCCAATACAAACACCAAAAACTTTGTTCTCTTCTGATTCATCTGAACCAAACATAACCCAACATTGCATTTCATCTTTTTTTAATTCTTTAAACATCCATTCAGGATCAGCATACTTACCAGAAAAAGCTAATGCCTCAGCTATCATAAACTCCATTAGAGGCCAAAATCTATCAATATCTTTTGGCTCTATAGGTAGAATGCTTACATATGGTTTAATTTTTTTTGCTGTTGCCATCGTGTTCCTTCAATAAATCAAATACTCTTTTGTATCTTTTTTGTTGTTCATAGAAGTACGCGGCACCTTTTTCTCTCATATCTTTAAAGCTGTTTGGATTTGCTCCAGCTATGATACCCGCGCCTAATACTCCATCTGCTCTTGTCACAAATTCACCATCTGCTAATTGAGCTAACATTGTATCTTCATCTTTATCACCTGCTCCTGACCCATCTTCAACATATCCTGTTGCTCTAACATAATTGTTAGAATCATTTTCGTCATGAGAAACTTTTGATGGAAGATAGTTTACACCACCTTCATTAAATTTTTTAACTTCTGCTAATCCACCTGTTTTTAATCCACCTACTCTAGTTCTCTCTACAGCATACGGACCCATTCTAGCCACTCCAAAATTAGCCGGATCTTGTTCAGGAATATAAACAGGTGCATATTGTTTTTCTGAACCTGTTTCTGGATCTATATAAGTAAAACCTGGTCTTTGTTTAGCAAAATCTCCGTAAGCTAAATTGTAAGTTGGTTGATAAACATCAGCGGGTGCTTGATCAAAAGCACCTAATAAAAAAGGTATACCACCTGCTAAAGCAGAGATTTTAAATGGACTAAATTCATCTGTATCGCCCTTCATTAAAAGAGTTTGTTTTAATTTTTGCAACTTTTGTTGTCTATCAAGTTTTGCAATTTCTGATAATGCTGATTCTGTTCCTATACTTTCTCCTGGCAAAGGATTGATACCCGTTGGTTTTGCTGTTGCCGTTGTTCCTAATTGATAACCAGTGTAAGCTCCTAGTGCACCTCTAGCTAATGCACCTATACCTGTAGCACCTTGTTTTTGTGCATCACGATAGCCTCTATAACCACCAAATGCTGCTAGTGCTGCTGGTAACAAAGATACTAAATCCATACTTGTAAAATTCTCCTTTTAAGATCTTAAATGTAAAATATTACCATTTTACTTAGGTAAGATCAACTCATCACGAAACATGCCTTGATACTGATGCTCTCCAACGTGGACAATAGAATCATTAATATATGCATAGCATTTACCTCCCAGATCTCGCCATAGCTTACAAAAAGCAAAATCTTCACCTAAAAAGGTCTTTTCATCTGGGTCATGTAATGTGTCAAAAAAATTCCACATATTAGGTTTGTTAACATACTCGCCATTAATTATTGTTTTTTGAACTATTTTCTTTTCTGGATAAGCTTTAATCATTTTTTCAATCACAGATCTTTTAATTAACATACATCCTGTAGGAGAATCTGTAACTTCCATTACACCTTTATTAACTAATATGTCCTTATCATTAGGCACTTTCATTGGATAACTATGTAAAGCCCTTCTAATATCATCAGCTGATTTAATTTTTCCCTCTTGCATTTTTGTAAAAGCTTTGTCCCACATTAAATGTTTAAGAGGATAGGGAACAGATATTATATCTTTATCTGCATTTAACATAGTAAAGAAAGATTTAGATTGAAAATAAATATCTGAGTCCACAAAAAATAAATGTGTAGCGTCAGACTCTAAAAAACCTGCAACACATAGATTTCTTCCTTGAGTTACTAATGATGATTTTATGAGATGAAATGATACTCCAATCTTTTTCTTAAAACAAGCTTGTTGTAGTTCAATTAAAGCCTGAGTGTAATGTATGGATACTTCGCTATGTACTGGTGTACCTAAAAAAATTTTGTGTGGAGATTTATCCTTAGTTGTTCCGGTGTCCGGTTTCCACAATGGTTTTTTCGCTGACACATAATCAGATTGCGGGTCAATTTTAATATCTTGTAAAGTTTGATAAGTGTCTTCATTAATATATTTATCGTTTGACACTTAGAGCTCCTTTCAAAAAATTAGTCCACTCTACACCTTTTTTCTCCCAACTATAAAATCTTTTATAAAACTTTTGTTGCTCATCTAAATGATCTTGTATGACCTTTGTATGTAAGTATCCTGATGCCACATCAATAGCTTGTGCTGTTGCAGAGGCTAACATATTTAAATCTTTTGTGTAATTAACATAAATAGGCCACTCGGAACAAGTTTCTGGCAGTGCACCAAAATTTGAAGTAATCACATGTAAACCAGCAGACAGTGCTTCTAATGCAGATGCGCAAAATGTTTCTTCAAATATAGATGGATACACAAATAAATCGTAATCAGTAATATGTTCTAAAATATATTCATGAGGTTTGTAACCTATGTAGTTAACATTAGGTAATGAACTAGCTTGTTCATATAATTCCTTAAAGTCAGGCCCAGTTTTTTGTTCAAACTCACTTCCATATATTTTACAAGAACTATAGACATCTAACGAAACGTTTGGGTTTTTTATCATCTGCATGGCCAATAACAATACATTTAAACCTCTCCAAGGTGTGCAGTGATGTAATATTTTTATTGGGCTACCTTTAGTATATTTTTTTCTATCAGGAAAATGGTTACAACCATTTTTTATTACAACTGATTTGTCCTCAGGTATTCTAAAAAAATATCTAAATTTTTCATAGTTCCAATGTGAGTTAAATACGTACCAATCATACTCTTGGTGTCGTTTTTTATCTTTAAAAAAATTTTGTAAATTAGGTTGATCCCACGAGTTTTTTTGCCAAAGTATATTTATTTTGTTATTATCTAAAGGAACTTTACCAGGTATGGATGTGCAAATTTGAAATTGATCTAATAGATCTTTTTCTACAAATTTATTTAATAATTCATGTTGTATTTCAGTAGCACCTCTAGGTTCCATATAAGTTTTATATCAATTATAATTACATAATCAACTTTTAGTTACTCCATTTTAAAGCAACAGTATATCTATCATCAGTTCTTAACGGAGTTGCTTTGTGCCATACTTCAGCATCAAATATTACTATTCGTCCTGGTACAGGAAATACTCCTTGTATTTCATTATCAATAATAAAAAAAGTTTCTCCTAGATCATCATAATTTTTAGGTTGTGGGTTAGCATAATAAAGTAAAGTTTTTGCACCTGGCTTTGGTTCGTCTTGATGATAATAAGGTTTTTCATCATGAATAAATAAATTTATATATGCCCTTGTTAATTTATCTTCTTTAGAATTTGTTACTTTTAATAAAAACTTTACTAAATTATTCTCTAATTCCAAATTAGATATTAATCCGGTGTACGGTAATCCTGGTCTATCAAGTTCTGTTCTTTTATATGATTGATTTTTACAAAAATCAAATATCTCATCTATTTGTTTTTTTGATACTAAATTATCAAATATTCTGACGTGTTTCAGTTGCACCTCTAGGTTTCATAAATTTTATTTTTGTGGCGGTTTAGGATGAACATGCTCTCTAGCATCTCCATATTTTTTTAAAGATGCTTGTACAAGACTCATTAAAGCTGCACTAAAGTGATAACTCTCTTTATAAGTCATTATTATTCGTCCTAAAAAAAATAAACTTATTCTTTCTCTCCAGGTAAACTTTATTTCTAAACCTTTATCTTTAAAATTATAAATCATTTTTTTGTTTTAGCACCCAGACTCCCTGCCCTAGTGACAGTTATTTCTAAATCTTGTCTAAAATCTTCGTTAGTAGTATCAGTGTTTGGGTCAGCAACATCTGCATCAAATTCAGCTTTATCAGCATAAATTTTACCAGTCCTTTTATGTTTGATTATTTCTTTTGCTACCGCTGGTATTTTTGGTAAATCATTCATAATTATCTTCCTTGACGATTGTATTTCTTATACGATCTTTTTTCAGATTTGGAAAGTCTTTTTTTGTGTCGTCTTGGGCGTTTACGTGGTTTAGGTCTAGGTACAAAATTAATAAATTTTCTTTTAGCCATTAACCGTTTTCCTGAGATCTATCAATCTGTGCATAACTTATTATGCCCTGTAATTCTCCTGCTGTTCCCGCTGTCATTTTTAAAATATCACTCTCTTCTAAAATAAGAGTGGAGGTTATAATATCTTTTGTTGTAGCTGCTGGTATAGGGTTACCACTTATTCTAAATGTTGCTGTTGCAGAGGTATCTGTAACTTGCACTGATAAATTTACTGGACTACCTGAAGTATTATCTATTTGTATTTGTTTAATTAATAATCTAGCATTGTTAGGTGCTGTTAACACTGAAGTTGTGCCTGTAGTTGATAAATCTATACCCGCATTTTTATATTGTATTGTCATAATAAAAACCAATTAAAAGTATCTTGTTCATTTTTTAATTCTTGTTGGTAAGAGGTATTTAACTTATCTTGCATAGTACGTAAAGATTGATTTATCTGTCTTTGGTTTTCTTGTGTATATTCACTTGATGGTTCAGGTATGACTATATCAACTCTTGCCATTATCTATATTGACCCCCTGCACCATAAGATTCTCTAGCTGACTCTTGTGAACCTGTACCTGCACTACTGCCGCCTTGTCCATCTCCCTCATATTGTGCTGATCTTCTTATATCTTGTTTTGTCTGTCCCCCAAATTCTCCTCTATCTACTCTTTCTTGTAGGTTTCTATTTAATTCTTTATTTATAGCTTTTTGATTTTTGTACGCCACAAATTTATTTCTAATACCAGTGCTTAATGCTCCTATGCCTAAACCTATAGGTCCTAAAGCAGCAATACCAAATGGGTTAGAATATAAAGCATTCATACCTAAAACAGTTCCTAAAGCAGGTAATCCAACTTTCCTACCTACAGTTTCAAAAACTTTTTGTTGTGCAATATTTTTTAACACTTGTGATGGTGATGGAAATTGCATTTCTGTGTTTGGGTTAGTCATATTATTTTCACCATCCGGTAAAAGTATCGGTAAACCTATTTGTTGATTCATTTCCATTATCCCCTCATTCCATCAGGTTGAACATCCGCTCTGAAAGTTCCGTATCGCCAACTTTGATCTGTTGAAGTATTCTCTACTTTTAAACTTGCAAATCTTGATCTTGCTCTGGTATCAACTTTGTTAGTAGATGAATTAATTGTAAATGGACCTAAAGGTGATGAAACAGATGTGTCAGTTGGAAAATCTTTTAAATTAATAGTTATCTGTGCGTTACCAGTTATCAACTTAAAATCAGGAACAAATCTTCTCATACTCATAAAAAACTGACCATCGCCTTCAATTGATAAATCAAAATCACCGGATTGAATAAAGGCAGGAATCGCTGTTTTAGCTCCTGCAGAATCTACTTGGTTAGTTCCTACTTCATGTTCATAATACGTAGTTGCTCCGTTAACATTAGTTACACCTTGTATGATTGGAAAAGATGGCACCCCTGTAGAAATAAACTCAGTGCCATAAGGATTATCGTAAAGATTTGCATCAGCGTAAGTTGTTCTTGCTAAAGATCCTGTTGTCCAAGTGTTACTTTGGTAATTGTAAGTCACACATCTATCAATAAAATCACTACCACTTTTTGGATAAAACCAAGTAATTTCTTCATATAAAGTGTAAAGACCTGCATAAACTGATTCTCCGTTTTGATAATTTATTCCTAGATTATCCCCTTTAGTGGTAAAAACAAAATCCTCAACTAAACAAGGTAGAGCTTTTACAGTACCATCATAAACAAAAAAACCACCGGCTTCGCCCATCCAGTAAACTGCACCGTTTACATATTTTATTGAGTGTTGTCCTATCGCTCCACAATTAGATCCAACTTGCCTAATAGAAAATGTAAAAGGTGGACCTACAAACTGCATTACATATGCAGAGGTATCAGTCAAAATAAAAGTATAATCTTTACCTTTTACTGCTCCTACTATTTTAGTACCAGAGTCCAACCTAAAAGAACCTGCAGTATTAACTGAAGTTGGTGTATAATCATTAATATTTTCTTGATCTGAAAATCTTATAAACATTTTATCTTGTGTTCCTACGGTGCCAATTGTTGTTTCAGTGCCAAGCATAATTAAATGTCTATCTCTATCAGATACTAATGACATTACAGATGCAGTGGGTGCATTTGAAATAATAGCTGCTCTGGTAGTTAAGGCATTAGGATTAGAGTTAATAGGGTTCCAAGAAAAAGATCTGCCATTTTTTACAGTAGCAATTAATTGTTCACCAAAATTGTCTAAAGACCAAGATGCAGGATCTATAGTAAGAGTTTGTGATAAAGATGCTTCTCCCCAAGCAGTGTAATATTCTACACTGGCTCCACTAGAATGTGCTGATCTAGTTCCTGCAGCTGCTCTAGTAATACCTGTTAAATCGTTAGATGATATACCTGTGTAAGAAATAAATTCTGCACCTACTAAAATTGTCCCTGATGTAGGAAAACCGGTAGTGTCAGCTAAAGTAATAGAGGTACCTGAACCACCTGTCCCTGCTGTATCATCATTTAAAGAACCATTTAACGTGCTAAAGACTTGTTGGCCTCCACCCCAAAGTCCAGTGCCCCAACCAAAGCCATAAGTAAAACCTAATGATCCAGGTTTTATATAAGGATTAACCACTGCTGATCCACTTGCACTAACACTCGTTCCTGCTGCACTAGCCATTGTAATTGTAAACGTGTCCTGCGTAGGAACTGTAATTACTTGAAAGGTGTTAGTAGTAAAATCTGCAGCTGAGTACCCTGCTCCAGTAGGTGGTGTTACAGAAGTGAATGTAAATAAATCTCCAGGTTCTAAAGTGTGTGCTGCTTTGTTTACAGTCACAGTAGCATTTGTATTAACAGTGGTAAAAGTGCACCCTGTTAAAGCAGTGTCCAAAGGTGTTATATCATAAAAAGAACCTTCGTAATAAACCACTAAAACTTTATTAGTTCCTAAAGCAGCGTATCTTCTTCCATCTAAATCTGCCCAAATAAATTGTTCTCTAGTAGCACCAGGTATTGTGTCTGCTAAAATTTGTTGCCAACCTCCAATCTTTTCAGGCAAACCATATCTAAATCTAACAAAATCACCATCTATCCATTGACCTTCTGCTCCAACTGCAGTTGCTTGTTTATTGAAACCAGGTTGTATCTGTACGTTTGTTAAAGGCATTCTTTATTATACACATTTAGTTACTAAAAATAAACTCGTCACTATTTGAAAAAATCTAGATCTATTGGTCTTTTATCAAATTTATAACTTGCATGTGGGCCATTTTTATCAACATAATGAAGAAAAGCTTGTGAGTGCCAATCCCCGGTGAAATTTTTTCTATAATGATTTACTTCACAACCTAGATAAATACATGCATCTCCAGGATTTAACTCAACAGGTTTATCACCCATATATATTGGCCAACTTTCTCCAGAGCTTCCATACATTACAGTTACTGATATTTCACATGAGGGTCTATCAGTATGTGGTTTTAAATCCGCATTATAAGTATAAAGTCTTGCAAAAGAGTAAGTTGGAAATAATTCTAATCCTGTTTCTTGTTCCATTTTTTTTTGTTTAATAAAAAGTAAGGATTCACTTAAAGGGTCATTATAGAAATATGAGTCACAATTGTTATTTTGAATAAAGTCAAAATCTTCATAATTTTCATTATGCCTATGAAGCATATATCTTTTTGCCAATCTTAATTCATCCTCTGATAGAAAATTTTTTATAACTTTATATTTTAAATCTCTTATAGTACCCATGACACAATAGAATATCTCACTCCTTTTTTTACTGGTTTGACAACATGAGGATAAAGAAAATTTGACGGAAATAAAATTAATCTATTTGGTTTATTTTCTATTATTAATTCCTCTTTACCATCAGGATCTGTAAAAGCTAATTCACCCCCCTCATAATCATTATTTAAAAGTAAAATTATTGAAATAGTTCTAGGTTCTTTTGCAGCATGATCAGTATGAAGTTGAAAATGATTACCCTCATAATATTTTAAAATATCAATATTTCTGAATTCTTCACAATTAAACCCTACAAAAGAAAATTTTTCTCTATACATCATTAAACTTTTTCTGAATATATTGATAAGCACTCTTTGCCAATGAACTAAAGTTTTAGATTTATGGTTTTTTGGTAAAGTTAACATTTGCACATCTCTTATTGTTTTTATAGTTTTAACTTCACCTTTGTTAAAAATACTAGCATCTTCAAAATTTTTTAAAGTATTACACCATAATAAAAGGGATGATAAAGCCTCGTATGGCATAGCATTATCGTGAATGTATATGTATTTTTTTACTTCCATTTTTTTCTATTCCATATTTTTGTTTTGTACCTATTAATCATAGATGACCAATAATTATAATTGAAAGTATTAGTTTGTCTACCTTTACCTATTTCCATTTGCCATTCATCTCTTTTAAAAGGTATAATTTGAACATAAGGTGTACCTGCTTTAAAAAGTTTTGAAAAAGAATCGTATTTGTCTCCGTTTATAACAAAAGGAAAATTAATATGATTTTCAAATACATCGGTGTCCACTATAGCTGTCAAAATATTAAAATAATCGTTAACTTCATCACCATGAGTAGGAGTTATAAAAAGACACGAATACCCAGGTGGCGTTCTAATTATCCAAGGATTTAAAATTTTTAACGCTGCAAAACCATTTTGTTTTTTTGCTAAATAACTATCATCTCCACCAAATTGTTTTGTTGGATGTACTTGTGGCTTAGTTGAGTTTAAATTATAGGCTGCTAAATCATTGTCATAAAAACCATCACCTAAAGAAAATTTAAACATTAAATCTTTTTTACCTGTATCAGGATTATCTATATTGTAACTTAAAAGCATATCCTGCGGAAGCGGTAAAACATAACCAGCAGTTAAACCGTCTAAAAATGGCATACAACCTTTTAAATTTGGATAACTAAGTATATGTCTTTCTACCTTCTTATACCAAGAAGGTATTGCAAGGCTTTTTGGTTTGGGTTTAATTATGTCTATTTTAGATAAATGCGGATGTATCTTAAACTCAATTTTTTTAGAACCCATAAACCATATGTATATATAAGCCTATGGCAGTTGCAATATAAATTTAGTTGGGTTACCTGGTTGTGAATTAAACCATTCTTGAAAGGTTTGTTCCATAGGAAATGTCATATCGTCAACGTTTAATTCATTTAGTTTATTTTGATAATCTTGCCAAATTTCATAATCAGGTTGACCTTGATTTGAACTTGCCCTCAAGTAACTTTTTAAACGACTTTTTTGTTCATCAATTAACTCCTGACAAAAAGCAGGTTGGCCTACACCTGTTGTTGTTACTCCTGTTACCTCACCACCTTCAAGACTTAAAGGATTATTTTGAGTGGCAACTGAAACATTCCCATTGTCATCTAAACTTAAACTTATTTTATCTTTTCCAGCATCATCAAATTGTTCATCTGTAATTTCTTTTGCTACAGAGTATGTAATACGTGAAAGCATATCATCTCTAATTGCTTCATCTGATGCTAGTCTTAGACAAACGTTATTATTTCCGAAAATTCCATACTTAGCCATTATATCTCCTATGCTCCAATATTTTCATAAATTACAAGAAGACCATCTCCTGGACATTCGTCTGTGTCTAACACAGCCGGAGATGCATTTTTTGGATTAGATGGAAAAGGGAAACTTCCTGTGTTTGCACCTCTACCAAAAAAATTATTACCACCTACAGTCATTAAATTACCATCTGCACTTGAAAGGACTGCAGCGACTGGTGAACTAGAGGCTGTACCAGCATTACCTGCATTTCCAGTACCGGGTCCTCCCGGATTTAGACTAGCGTTACCGCCATTACCTCCATTAACTGTAAACAAACTTCCTAAACTTGTTGCGTTACCTGGATTTGCATTACTTGTAAAACCTTGGTTAATTGGTGGTTGAGGTGATGGACCAGTACCATGAGAACCAACTGTAAACGGTTGAGAAAAAGGATTCGAAACAGGTATACTATATATAGCTACCATACCGTTTCCTCCAGCTCCGCCTTTTCCACCTCTAGGATGATTTCCACCTTGACCGCCACCGCCTCCGGTAGCATAACAAAGAATTGAACTAGCATTTGAACTAGCAGTGTAAGTTCCTGAAGCAGGTCCGCTTTCATTTAATTTTGGAACGAAACCTCCCCCACCTGCAGAGCCACTTGAAGCAGCTGTTAATCTTCCTTGAGCATCTACCGTAATAGATGCAGAAGTGTAAGATCCAGCTGTTACAGTAGTATTAGCAAGTTGATCTGCACCAACTGCATCGTCTGCTATTTTATCTTGTGTCACAGCATCATCATTAATACCAGCAGTAACAACTGCATTGTTTGAAATTTGTGCAGCTCTGATTGCATCATCTGCTATTTGTGCATTATCAACAGCATCTGCTTCTATTTGAGCTGTTCCAATAGTACCCCCTAAAGTATTTAAAGATATTTCAGTTAAATTAGTACCATCTGAATAAGCAGCAAATATTTTAGGACTTGCAGCTCCGGCAGTCGTTGGTGAAAAACCTGTTCCTGAAGCTGTTTTAATCGTAAGATTATTTGCATTAGTTAAACCACTACAATCAAAAATATAAAATTTTTCAATACCATCTGGCACAGTACAAACTGTACTCGCAGCGATTGTTGCAGTTGCAAATTTTATAACTAAATTTCTTGC